AATGTATGAAGATATGGCAACTGGGGAACTAGAAGGTATACATTGCTCTTATTCAGTAGGAACCGTATTTCTTGAATATAATCCTTATGTTTATGAAGATGGGCTATATCCATTTGCCTATGCAGTATTATACCAAGACGAAAAGAATCCTTATGGTTATGGTGAAATGAGAAATATCGTACCTATACAGGTTGCATATAATTTCTGCGCAGAGATAGAAATGGCATCAGCAGCAGTTGAAGGATTAGGTGGAGGATATTACAACAAAGGGTCTATCTCTAAACCACAGCATGATGAAATGATGGACACCGCTTATGTACACGGAGCATGGCATGAAGTAATGAGCAAGGATGGGATGAAATCCAAAGAAGGAACACAGACACCTCAAAGCCTTGTATTGTTTAAAGACTTCTTAAAACAGAACATAGACACGGTTACACAGAACACAGCAATACAACAGGGAGTATCACCAGGAGCAAATGTTCCTTTTGCATCAATAAAAGAACTAGGAACTAGAGCAGATGTTAGAAACAAAGGTAAGATGAATATAATTGAAAGACTTATGAAACAATATATGCCACTGATCATAAGCAGGATAGGTCAGTTCTATGATGACGAAAGAGAATATAGAATACGTGGAAACAAGAGTATGGCAATAAAGACGGTTATATATGACGGTATACAGCAACTTATCGAGTTAGAAGACCCACAGAAACAATTAGCAGGAATGATAGAAATATTAGAACAGATGAAGAACATGGACCCAAATTCGGCAGATGAATACGGATCTTTCAGTAATAAGGAAATGAAAAAGACTTGGATAAGAAACGAAGATGAAAAAGGCGAACCTGACTATGTAGCTAAAGAAGAAGAATATATAGCCGACTATGATGTAAAAGTTAAGCTATCAGACGAAAGACCAACGAGTAGAAACTATTATGAACAGGTTGCAATGCAAATGTTTGGGATTGCATTAGGACCTAAAGCTTTTTGGTCTACTCTCGATTCGGGTAAATTTCCGCCGGTTGATGAGATACTTCAAGAGCTTAAAGAACTTCAACAACAGTCTGAACAAACAACGCAAACCCCACCACAAACTAGCACACCTCAATCAGGAGGTGGCAATGGGGGCGAATAAACAAAAACAAGATTTTTATTCACAAGAAAGAGAAGAGAAAATTTACGGATATTTAAACGATTGTAAAATGTTAAATGCAATGTGATTGACACCAAGTCACATGCAAATATAGATTTAGAGGAGATACAAAATGGCAAAAACAGTTGAGACACCAACGGCTGATGATAAAGGATTAAAACCGTTTCAGGATTTTACAAATGATGTAGAACCAGAAGTAGAAGATGTTGAAGACGTTGAGGAAGAGGACACAAACGAACCCGAAGACGTTGAAGAAACAGAAGAAGTTGAGGATGATTCGGTTGACACAGAAACCGAAGAAACAAAAGAAGAAGACGGGTTCCTTGAAGTAGACTTTTTGAAGAAAAAGAAAAAGTTGACTAAAGAAGAAACCATAATGAACGCTCAAAAGGGGCTTAATTACGATCATGTAAAAGAGGAGAATGATAGCCTTAAAGAAAAAGCTGACCGGATAGAACGTGAACTGAATGAAATCAAACTCAAACAGGCAGAACAGGAAATTACTAACGGCAAAGAAAGTTTGAGAAAAGAATTAACGAAAGATGGATATTATACAGATGAAGAAATAACAACTAAGATCAATAATAATCCTGCTTTCAAACAGATGGAAGAACAGAACAAACAAATTCAGGAAGAATCACGAAGAAGTCTAATGGTAGCTAAAAGAGCAACCGAAGTAAAGTCTCTTGAAAGTAAACCTTTTTATAAAGACGTGAAAGCGGAACTTGAAAACTTGATACAGGAACCTAAGAACGACAATTTGACAACTTCATTTATGTATCAGTTTCTTGTTGGCAGGTTAATAGACGAAGGCAAACTAGGGGATCTTAATAAAAAAACTAAACAATCAGCAATAGCCGACTATCAGGATGAAGCAAAACGCAAAAGAAAAATCACTAGCGATAATGTCGATGAAGAAACAATAGATGTTGCAAATGTGCTTAGTGCAAAAGGAAAAGCTTTAGCAGAAGTAATGGGAGTAGATACCAAATACTTAGCTAAATACAAAACAAAACAGCTTAAAAGGAAAGGATGATAAATAATGAAAGGTTTTAAATGGACTAAAGATTTTAATGGGCATCCGAATGTGATAGAAGATACGTATTATGTTCCTGATGCAACAGCAATAGAAAAGGGCGAACCTGTAAACTTTACGCAGGGAACGGGAATTATAGTGTTAGCTGCACCAACAACTCTTGCAGCTAGAATAACAGGAGTTTCTACACTTGAAAAAGTAGCAAATGATGGGGTAACTTCCCTTACTGTATCAAACTCTCCTACAGCAGTTTATAAATACCATTGTAATAAGGCTTATACGCTTACAGGTGGAAGTACTACTACAGCAGTAGATTCCAGCTTACAGCCTAATACAGATGATGTATGGATAGGTGGAGCAATAGAGATAGTTACTTGCGCTGCTGATTCTGACTTGATAGGTAGACACGTTACCATAACAGATTCAGATGAGGGCACTGGTACACTTACTCTTGCTGAAACTTTACCTGCTGCGTTAGCGTCTGGTGACACGATACACTTGTGTCCAGGATATATGTTGAAGGATAGTGTAGTATTCGATCTTACATCAGATTCTATGGATGTAGATTTTGATTCTGATGGCGGTAGTGTTATGAGGATAGTAGGCTCAAATCCTGATACGATGGACATGTTTGTGCAATTCGAGGCAAGCGAAGTAAACGCTTAAACTAAACTTTAGGAAAGGATGATATAAGATGAATAAAGGCGATTTTATAGAACTAGAAGGAACAATAAGAAAAAAGATGGATGCATTTTATAAGGGTCAGATGAAAAAAGATTACATCACACCACTTTATAACGTTATCCGTAAAAATGCCGGGCAGTTTTCAGACTATACGATAGGAGCACCGGGACAAATGGTAAATTGGGATGGTTCCGTTCATTACGATGACTTCGTTGGTGGATATAAGGTAGATTATCGTGCAAAGAAAAAGGACATAGGACTACAAATTCCTAAGAATATGTGGGAAGACAGTGAGTTTGAAGCAATCAAAGAACGTACAGGGAATGTTTTGCTTGGTGTACAAAAGACGCTGAACCGAGATAGTGCTTATGCGTTTAATCATGCAACGGATTCAACTATAACCGGACCTGATGGTTCTCCTTTAATAGGAGCAACGCATTATACGGTTCCAGATGCAGATGCACAAAACAACTTGTTTTCAGGGAAACTCTTGAATTATGAGGACTTAGAATACATACAACTGAAAATGGAAGGTTGGAAAGATGATCGTGGAGATGACATGCTTATTGATGGTAACTTTATTGTAGCAGGTAGACAGCAAAGGAAAAACCTTCAAAAGCTAATCGGATCTAACAAAGAAGCCTATGTAGGCGATAACACTATGAACGTAGACAGCGACATGGAGTATTTCATTCACCCGTTGATCAGAGGCAAAAGGTTCTTTGTTTGTAATAAAGAACTTATGTTAGGCGGCGGCGGCTTGAATTGGTTTATGAGACAAGATCCTCGTAACCTCGAAAGAGATGGCGGAGCAGCATCCGGCGACTTTAATACTGAAATGCTATCTTGGAAAGCAGTTGGGCGTTATGACATAAAATGGCATAACTGGTTTTTCATAGCAATGGGTACTGGCGAATAAAAGTAAATAAAATATTAATGGGGGAGATTCAGTTCTCCCCTGCACTTTAGAAAGGGTGTGTTAATATGAAAAAGGGAATTACGCATTACAATGGGTTATCTTCACTAAGAGGATATTTTCTAGGTCCTAAGGGGAGAGAAACATCATTTTTAGGAGACGGTGATTTATTCACCGCTTTCTATGTAGACGGAAACGCAGGATCGGATTCAGACGATGGTAAGTCTTGGGCTACTGCTGTTAAGACGGTTGCACAGGGGATAGCTTTATCAGATGATGACATTGCTAAAACTAACCATGGGGACAGACGTAACAGACTTTATATCAATGGTGGAGCGTACACAGAAAGCCTTGTAAGGTTTCCTGAAAAAACTGACATCATAGGTGTAGGAGTTACCGATTATATTGGTAAAGCTAAACTGATAGGTGTTCAAGTTCCTACTACTGCTGTTTCAAGTTGCAGATGGATCAACATGGCTTTTCAGAATGTAACCGCAGCAGAAACAGTAAAACTTGCAGCAGGAAATCACGGGGCTTCATTTATTAATTGTGACTTCTTAGGGAACGGTACAACTACTGTAGGACTAAAAGTTAGTGACAGTTTTCATTTAGAAGTTAATGGCTGTGAGTTCTATGGTAATGGAGATGACAACCTTAAACAGTTGATTGGTATATCTATTGCGGGGACGACAAACAACCAAAACATTAGAATTGTTAATAACTACATCAATGCGGCAGTAGGAATAACTATTGCTGATAGCAACAATGTTAGTGGAGTGATTGACAATAACGTTCTAGATGTAACTACTTTAGCTATTGACGAGAACGCAGATCTTATGATTGTTTCAAACAATACTTGGATAAGTGCAGCAGTTGTAGCTAGTTCGTACGATCTTGCTGTTACTAAATCTGTTAACAATCTGGCAACTGGTTCAGATGCAACTAGAGCAGTTCCACAGGTAGAAGCACCAGAATAAGATAAATAATGTAGGGGGTGTAATAGCCCCCTTTTGACTATGAAGGAGAAAGAAATGGGGAAACAATACGATTTAATAGATACAGTAGATTATCTTTTATACGATATATTATTAGAGCTGAAGAAGCTTAATAGCAACTCTAAACCAGAAGAAATTATCTCGATAGTAAAACCAGTAGTAAAGGCAGTAGAAAAACCTATAGTAAAGGCTAAACCTAAACCAAGAAAGAAAAAAGCACCAGCGATATGTAAATACTGCGGCAAAGCACATGAACACCCTTGGGAATACATGCAGTGTGCTAAGAAGTACAAAAACAAAACAATATAAATCAGAGAAAGAGAGAGTGATTATTATGTTTTTACAGGCAATGAGTAGGCTGACAAATAAAGGAGAGAATGTTTTTTCAAGAAAAGGTGCATTAAATGTTTGCAGTTCTGAATCAATAGGGTTATATAATGGGACAGTAATGTTAACTGCGGCAGACCCAAACTATCTAGTTACAACTACAGCTATGAAAGTTGGAGCATATACGATAGCAGCACAACCGTTAGGAAGCCATGTAGTAACTGTTACTCATACAAAAGTAGGGACATTAGACACTCTAGGAATAATTACTATTATTGGAACTGACTCTGACGGAAAAGTTGTCACCGAGATAATTACTCCTACTGATAGTGCTGTTGTAACAGGTGCAAAAGGATTTGAAGCGATAACGTCTATAACAGGTTCAGGATGGGTAATAGCAGGTTCGGATAATGACACCTTAGTTGTTGGAATCGGAGCAATAGTAGCACCTGTTGGAAAATATATATTTGCAGTAATGGTTGTTACTGATACGGTTATAGCATCTGAAACTTATGTATCAGGAGCATCAGGACCTAAGCTAGTATCATTAACAGCTTTAATTGCAGGACAGGTTTATTATGGACAATGGAGTTCACTAACGCTAACATCTGGCGAATCAGTTGTTTATTATAATGTACTGTGAGGAAGGTGTGATGATATGTTGAAATTAGGATTGAGTCTTATAAACACAGTAGCACCATATGAGGCAAATACTAATATTTACACAAATAGTGGACTTGGAACCGTATTCTTTGCAAAAACAACATAGGGGGAAATTATGACAGTTACAGTTGCAGCTTTTATAATCGAATTAGATCTTGAGTATTCTAATGCGTATGATGATGCTTTTAAAGTTAAGTGTCTTAATGACATTGAAGCAGGGATATACGAAGATATAAACGAAGAATTCAGAACTCAATACTATACTAAGGTAAAGGGAACATATCAATACACATTACCAAGTGGTTACAATTGGGAAGATGTTAGAGAGATGTATGTAGATAATAAGCGGTATCGTAAGATGAATGTTAATTCAAACAATGAAAATGGTTCATTTTACTATGATGACAGCAAGATAAACATATATCCTGTACCTACTCTAAATGATGTAACCTATACAAGTATAGCGGCAGATCTTACATTTAAAGCTATATCATATACATCAGGTGCAAGTGAACTGACTTTTACACATAATACAATTACCACGAGTGGCACAGCTTTCACATCTAGTGCATTTGTAGTAGGCAATTCTCTTTGGATAAAAGGGTGTATAGATACTAATAACAATAAGGTAGTGGTTATAACAGGAGTGGCGGCAAGCGTACTTACTTTTGATGACTATACATTAGATCCTGATACTACAGCAGACACAGGAGTTATCAATATTGCAACTAACTGTATATACACATCAGGTGCAGAATTTGACGGTTTTATATCAGGAGATATGACTTTGGTAGCAGATTGTTCAGACAAAACAGCTAATAACAAATATGCTAAAGTGTTTGCTAAAGCAGACCAAGTTTTGACATTCCCGCTAGGAACATTCACAGCACAAGCAGAAAGTGCAGCAGTTACAATAACTCAACCTAAAATCAAGATGACTTACAGATATAGAAGAACTGTTAAGACAGCGGCAAATAAAGCAACTGAATATCTATTATTACCTGCTAGATTTGAAATGGCTTATTACGATTATTGTATGGGTATGATGGCTAAACTAGATAGAGAATGGAAAGAAGCCGCAAACTTCTTGGATTCATATAACAGTACCATGGACGACTATGAGAAATGGTGGGAAGAACGCAGACCACAGAAAGCACATATACTACCTACTGATTCATGGGGTAGCCCTTATGATAATTCTAGTAATGATGACGAATAGGAGCATATATGAAAACTGCTAGGATAAGAAATACATCAAGAAGAACAGAAAGCAAAACGGATCAATGGGCTGGACTAAACCAAAATGCTTTAATAGCAGATAATCAGTTTAGTTCGGTTACTAATATGTCTACAAAAAACTTTCCTTTGCCAAGCCCAAGACCTTCAAGAGAAGCGTCATATACTTTAAATGATGGCTATGCTGTATTTTCTAATAAGTCATATCTTGCGTGGGTAGATAATCTAACATTCACATCAGCAGCAGCAGATATAACTTTTGGTGCACATACCATAACTTCTGCGGCTTCTGCATTTAGCCATATAGCTGTAGGCGATACATTGACGATTACGGGCTGTACAGTTAATACCGAGAACAACGTAGCATGTATAGTAACAACGGCTACTGCGGCAATCCTGACGTGTTCTGCAACCACATTCACTATAACATCAGGAACACCATCAGGAAAAGAAACAGCAGCAATAACATTTACTGGCTGTTCATTCAAATATAACAATGTTACAAAGGGTGCAGTAACAGCTAGTGCTAAAAGCATGGTTGACTTTAATGGATATATAGGGATATTCCCAGATAATAAAACATATGATTATATTGATGATGAATTTGCGGATATGCAAGGTAAATGTAAGATAGTCAGATATGGATATGA